CCTGGCTAGCAGTGAGGGGGAGGAAGTTATCCTTAACCTAATCACGAACAGGGCCAAGAACATTAAGCGACTTTTGCAGCAGGAGCTAGAAATGCCATTTACGATTGACACTGCCCCGGACTTCCTAGATATGCTGGACAGGGTTCGCCTGTTCGCGGGAGGATACCCCACCATCGACCGCAACGTACCGGATCCCGGCAACACTGGCGACGGCACCATCACAAAGATCGAGGGGGCCAACGGGCCGAGCCCGCGGGAAGCGTGGACCATTACGGCGGTCAGCGCGACCAGCTTCACGGTTGTCGGGTCGGTATCAGGGGCCCAGGCGACGAACGCCACGGTGGGCCTGGACTACACATCGGACGACGGGAACATCAGCTTCCTAATAAATGCGGGGGGCACGCCGTTCGTAGCGACCGATTTCTTCACAATTACCGTGACGAGGGGCCAGGTAGCGGCAGGGCGCATGAACAAGAACGACCCGCTGGCCGATCCTGGCAATACCGGCAACGGTACACTTAACGATCACGGGGGCACAGGCAAGCCCTTGTTTCAGCCCTTCGCGATAACTGAGGTCTGGACCGTGACGTTCACGAGCCCTACAGCCTTCGACGTGGTGGGAAGCACCAGGGGCGCACAGGGTTCCGGGACCACGGGTGTGGACTTCACGTCCACTAATGGCATGCTGGAGATGCGGGCCGTAGTCGGGGGCATAGCGTGGGTGGCGGCTGATTTCTTTACCATGACAGTGACCGCGGGCACCCCATGGGAGGTGCTGCGGGGCGCCCAGTTCATCAACGGATTCAACGGATTCATCCCTGCGGGGGCCTACCCGACCACCGATCCCATAGCGTTTGGCCTGGGATTCACCCTGGCCCCGCCACTGTATACGTCGTCCCACAACCCGAACAACACCCAGTGGAAGGTCAAGGGGGAGCTGACGATCACCAACGGGGGCATCGTGGTGACCGGCACCGGCGACGGCACCCTGGCCTTGTCGAACGTGGCGTCCCAGGCGGCTGCCAGTACATGGTTCATAGATTTCACGAGCGCCACGGCGTTCAGGGTGTCGATCATCGGCTTCGGCGGGAGCGAGGAAGGCACAGGCACCACGGGCGTGGCATTCACGAGCAACAACGGGGAGGTGACGTTCACCATCACTGTGGGCGGTACGCCGTTCGTATCAGGGGATCAGATCACATTCGGCATTCACAGGATCGGCGTCAGCATAGAGGACGCGATCAATGTGGAGATCAGGAACCTGCAGAACGGCACCCTGGTTAGGGTCGGCGTAGACATCGCAGGCAGTTCTGGGGACAAGATCGTCCAGGTGTATGGGGAGAACAACGCCAGCACGTCGGACGGGACGCTGGACTATCCCAACAACTTCGGGTCCGCGTTCCTGGAGCCCGGGCAGTGGGAGATAGAGGTTAAGGCCACCATGTTCGCGCAGGGCGGCGGCCAGGACATGCAGGTGGGCATAGGATTCGCCGAGCCGTCTACTTCATTCGTGACCATTCCCAACACGGAGTTCACCAACTTGCTGGCGTCCCACAGGGACAACAATGGCCTCGACGGCATCATAGCCGTGTTGAACGAGGCGGACTTCGACGACTACTTCACCCAGCAGGATCTGCAGCTAAAGGGAATCGGCGCGGCTGGCCAGGACGAGATATTCGTGGGCATACGGACCCATGGCCGGTCTGTGGCTGACGTGTTTCATTGGAGTGTAGAAGGCTTCACGGCGGACCCATCGACTGATCCCAGCATCACCTGGCAGAATGGGCCAGGGCATGTATTCCAGATAGGGAATGGACTAGAGACTCCCAGGATCCCCTTGGATGACGATCCCATGGACTACTGGCTCAGCGTGAACGGTAGGCGCATCCTGATGTCCATGAAGGTGACGACGGTCTTCGAGTCCATGTACCTGGGCTTCCTGAACCAGATCGCCTTCCCTTCCGAGTAACCGTACCCGCTGTGCATAGGCGGGACGCTTGACCCGGATCTGGGGTTCGTGAATTTCTCAAGCACCAACGCGGCCGGGCATAGGACGTTTGCCGACCCAGGCACCAGCCTCGGCTCGGGCGTCAACGTCCTGGGAGACGAGGGGACTTTGATGTTCATAAGGCCGGATACCATACTCTGGGGGCATGCCAAGAACAGGTTCTCCCAGTCTGGACAGCCGGCAAGGACATCGAATAACAGGTTCGGCGTGTGGCCGTGGATAGACTCGGACATCGACGACCAGATCGACTCCCAGGGCGGTGAGTATCAGAAGCTGCCGGCCACGTTATTCGGCGCTTTATCTCAGCCCACCTCCCAGGGGATCTTCGGCGAGCTTGAGGGGGTGTCTTGGATAAGCGGCTTTAACAACGCGGCGGAAAATACGTTCGTCGTCGACGGGGTGGACCACGTGGTCTTCCAGAGCACATTCAGATCGGACATCGAGGACTTCTGGGCCATGGAACTGGACGCCCTCTAAGAGGATTAAACTTATGGGATTTGTAGCCTTTCAGCAGATAACCGTGACCGATGCAGACGACGTGCTCAACACGCTTGATACGTTCTGCGCGGCTAACGGGTGGACCACCAACAACAACTCGGTGTTCGGCAACGGGCGCAGGCTTCACATGCAGAAGACGGGGTCGGAGACCGTGCACTCTGACCTGTTTGTCAATCTCAGGTCCTCGGACCCGAAGGAAATCCACTTCAACGACAGCTCCAACGTCTTCCACTTAGGGCTGAATATGTCGGAAGTATTTACACTGGCCGACGATCCGATGAGGCAGGGCGAGAGTGGCACCCCTGTATACCCCAGGGACTCCGTGGGCGCCGGGCAGGCTCGGGGAGCGGGCGTACGTTTCTTATCCCCCGATCCTAACTTCCCGGCCAACCAGACCGCCTTCATGTGGATCTTCGACTTGCCCGACTTGGTGATCGTATATCTGGAATATAGCCCCGGCCGGTTCAACTTTTTTTACTTCGGGGAGATGAAGAAAACCGCCACCTTCACGGGCGGCCAGGTCTTTGGCGCTTCATATAGTTACGAGGTGACCACTATCAACGCGGATTTGGAGAACCAGCCAAGGTTCATGGACAACACGAACGACCACCCCAACAACTTCATCAGGGTAGACTTCGATACGACCACTGACAGGTGGGTGCAGAACCACACCTCTGGTTCAGGATTCACTGCCTTGCAGGGCCTAATAGGCAGGCATCTCAATCGGTTCTTCATAGACGCTTCTCCCAACGTCTTCAACGGCAAGGCCCCGCTGATTATCAGCTACATATATGTCCGCAGGGCGGGGGGAGTACAGCAGTCCCATCTGGGGTTCTATGAGCACGTCAGGCACATAAATATGCAGAACCTGGTCTCCAAGCAACAATTCAGCGTGGGAAGTGCGGACTGGCAGGTGTTCCCGTTCAGGGCGAAGGGGGCAATAATTGGCGGGATTGGGGACGATACCCTGTCTGCCAATCGTGCGGTGGCCATACGGAGGAACTAATGGATGGCCGTTATCGTAGTCTCACAAGTAGTCCAGAGTCCGGCTACCGACTTCCTACAGTCCCAGCTTGACCAGATAGGAGTCGGCGCCGGTAACAACCTGCTGAGGCCGCCGGCTGGCGGCACGTATGAGCCCTTCGCGACGAACTTCATAACTCAGATCGGGAAGGTCGCGGGGGTAGTAGGACTAGAGGACTACACCTCGATACTGGCAGACAAGACGGCAGGGGCCCCTATAGTCAATAACCTGCCGATCACTATCCCCACCCAGCAGCTCAAGGTTGTGATAGAGCCACCTTCGCTGGCGGATGACTTCCTCGACCGGATCTACATGATCCCTGAGGAGCTTGACGTGGGGGCCGTGGTATCCGATGCGCAGCGTAGCTTCATAGTATTCAACGCGCACAGGAGGAACTCGCAGCACCTGAAGTCGATCACACCATTCCAGGACGACGGTATAGTCCTAACAGAACCAGCCGGCAAGGCAGCACCTACATCGTATTGCCCGTCCGAGCAAAGGACCTATACCCTGGATATATCGGCGGTGGGCCCGACTACCATTGCAGCCACTTTCACCTTTGACTGGCCGCCGGGGTCCACGCCGGGCATACCTGCCGGAACCTCGGTGTTCACCCTCCTGGGATTCAGGATTGTCCTGTTCCCGTTTCCGCCTACCTGGCGGAGCCCGTTGGTGGAACGGATCGAGTACTCCACCGACGTGCTGCTGTCGGACAACGCCACCGAGCAGAGGGCTAGGCTGCGCAAGTTCCCGCGCAAGTTTTACGAGTTTGAGGCCAGTGCGTTCCCGGGCGGCGGGCTTACATTGGAGCAGGCGTCGCAAAAGTTCGACAGCCTGATCTGGGGGTTCGGAGCCCGGCAGTTTGCGGTGCCTGTATGGACTGATTGTCTGATCCTGAATGCAGGCACCACGGCTGGCCAGACTGTCCTGGCGGTGGACCCAGTGGGTAAGGATTTCTTCGTGGGGGGCTTGGGTGTGGTGTACAAGAATATTGAGGAGTTCGAGACGTTCAACATCGTCAGCGCTCCAGACGGTGGCCCCATAACGCTAACAGGGGGCCTGCAGGACACCATTGCAGGCCCTGTGCGCATCTACCCGGTTCACACGGCCAGGATTGACACTGCCCAGGAGACTTTGAGACCGTTTGACCAGTTCGTGTTCGGAGGCTTTACTTTCGCGGTGGATGATAACCACGAGGATCCGACACCGGCAGATCCTGCCACCACTTTCAAGGTGGACAGTGAAGCAACCCCCCTGCCTGTATTACAGGATCAGCCTGAGAGGAGTAACGATCTGACTCATGAGTTCCAGAGGAAGGCGTTCGTCCTGGACTACAAGTTCGGACCCAAGGCAACAGACGACAATATTGGGTCTCCCATCGAGATCAAGAGCTTCAGATGGGCCTTCGGGGACAGAGCATTGTTCAGCACGTGGAAGGCCATGATACAGTCCAGGGCTGGCCGGCTGAAGCCCATCTGGGTGCCATCGTGGCATAGTGACCTGGAGATCGTGCTGCCTGTAGGAGATCTGGACACCACCATCACTATCCGGGACATTGGATACAGGACGTTCTACCAGAACCAGGCGGGTAGGAACGCCATGCAGATCCTGCTTAAAGACAACACCAGGGTATACGTTGGGCTGGTTACTAGCTCAGCAGCGGGAGCCCCTGGGGAAGAGATCCTCACACTAGACACGGCAGTGGGGTCAGCTATCCCCGTACTGGGCGACATCGCGAAGGTGAGCTTCATGGGGCTTTATAGGATGGAAGCGGACCTGTTCGAGATCGCATGGGAGTCTGCTAACAATCCGATCATCGAAGTAAGGATGCGGCTCCTAGTTGCGGACACTAATAACGCGGTAAACTAAGGCAGACCATGGCATTTTTAGATCAAGAGACGAGCGTAGACGAGGGGTTCCCTACCGAACTATACAAGTTCGTACGGGGATCTACTGTGACTCCGTTCACCAGTAACGACCAGGAGGTCGTGTTCGGTGGGGACACGTTTGTGCCTACCCTCATTAAGAGGACACAGCCTTCGCAGACGGGGGAGCGGCTGGCGGCCAACATCACGGTGACCGTGGCCAGGGACAATCCGATAGTATCGGATTACAGGATCGTAGTCCCATCGAGTAGTCTGTTCCTGACCGTGTTCAGGTATCACAGGTCCATAGCCACGCCGCTGCTCCCAACTCCCGTTGACGTGGCGGTGTTTTGGCAAGGGCGTATTAGGGCTGTGAAGTTCACCAGGTCCGAGGCGGAGATGACGTGCGAGCCCTTGAGCGGCTTCCTGAAAAGGGACGGACTTAGGGCCCAGTACCAGAGCCTGTGCAATCACATGTTATACGGCCCTGACTGTACGGTAGATCGTACCTTATTCGACTTGGCGTTCACTGCCGACTCAGTGAGTCTGGACGGCCTGACCATAACGTCGACTGGGTTGACCGCCACACCTCCGCCGGTTGGGGGAATTGGAGAGGCCAGCTTCTATTCTGGCGGGGGCTTCGTGCGGAGGGAACTGATCCCCGAGGACAGGAGGCTCATCACCGACTTCAATGAGACCGGGGCCAGGGATACCATAACCATCCTCAACGCCTTCGAGGACTTGAATGCTGGGGAGGCCCTGACGGCTTTCGCCGGGTGCATCCGCACTAGACAGTCATGCAATTCCAAGTTCGACAATATCGAGAACTTCGGGGGCTTTCCGTACATCCCCATCAGGAACCCATTCGGTGCAGGAGGCACGAGGTAGATGCCCTTCTGGTTGACATTACTGCTGTTCGTGGGCTCGGTGATTATCAGCGAGCTGCTGAGGCCGAAGCCTGAGTTCACCAACGCCGCGGCCGCGGGGCTGGGGGAGTTCAAATTCCCGACTGCGACGGAGGGACGACCCATCCCTGTGATATGGGGCACGGCCAAGCTGCTGTCCCCGAACGTGATCTGGTACGGCAACCTGTTCACGGTGCCCATCATCGAGATCATCAAGTACAAGAAGAACTTCAAGACCAGGAAAAAGAGGGTAGTCAGGGGTCACCGATACTTCATCGACATGCACATGGCCCTCTGCCACGGTCCCATCGACTCTATCGCCCAGGTATTCGTGCAGGATCGGCCAGCCTTTGCTGGGACCGGAGTAGTGGATCTCCCCGATTTCTTCGGTGGCGATGATAAGGGCGGCGGTCTCGGGGGCGGGGGTACGGTCAACTTGTTGGTGGGCAACGACACTGACCCAGTGAGCCCCATCATAGATGCCAATATCAACCTGCCTCCCACTCCAGGATTCAGGCGGGTCGCCAACGTGTTTCTGAACAACTTCGAGATCGGGAACGACCAGTTCATTGATCCGTTCAACTTTACAGTGGTGCGCATCCCCACGGGTCTGGGCAGCACCACTCCCATTATCACGAACAACTTCGGGAACTCGGACGCCAACCCGGCGGAGGTGATATTCGAGTTGCTAACGGAACACACCTGGGGGGCCGGCATTAGTCCTGCCTTGATAGACACCACGAACTTCAAGGCTGTGGCGGACACTCTGGCTTCCGAGTCCTTCGGCGTCAGTCTGATATGGGACAGCAAGAAGTCCGTGGAGAATATGATCCTGGACATCGTGCAACAGATTGACGCGGTGCTGTTTAACGACATCGTGACTGGGTTGTTTACCCTTACACTTATTCGGGACGACCTGGACATCCCGTCCCTGCCGGTGCTGGATCAAGACAACATAAGCTCCTTGGAAAGCTACTCCAGGGGAGCATTGGATGAGACCGTGAACGAGGTCAAGGTTGTGTATACCGGGCGCCTGTTCGAGAAGAAGACGGCACAGGCCCACGAGCT